AAACCAGTATTACGACCAAGTAGTGCACGTTGGCCAATTTTAGAATACAGTATTTTACAGTATCCAAGATTATGCTTCTCCCTAAAGAGAAGCGGACAAGACTTTACGGTAGTATAGTCTTGTCCGCTTCTCTTTAGGGAGAAGCATAATCTTGGATACTGTAAAATACTGTATTCTAAATTGGCCAACGTGCACTACTTTGGTCGTAATACTGGTTTCAGTTCATCTGAAGCTATACTAATTGGGTTGTTAAAAGCAACCCGTAATACTTACGAGTTTCATCGCTCGTTTAATATTTCTACTCTTTCTGAGCAGAATACCACCCCTACAACTCTTAATCGGAGTTAGTAAACTTTTCACACCTTATCGTGTGAATACATTGTTTTCCAGTTAGCTGTGAAAACTGTCTTTCTGCTTCCTGTTATTCAGGAAGCTCTTCTTTGAGACTAGTTGTCTCTCTTCTATTCTCTCGTAATCGAGAGAATCCTGTCTTCGGTCCTCGCAAGAGAACCACTACTGTCTTGAAGGTTTCTTTTGAAGCCGTCTTATCTTGATCTTCAAATGGGCAGTACGGACACAACAATGGCTGCGACGTCATTCGATGACCATACTAAGAATGCGATCCTCGATCAATTGCGTCAGAATACTTCCATGGACCACAGCGCAATGCAGGAAAACGTTAAAACAGCTATGTTGAAGCAGCTGATGGCCTCTGAGCAAACAAAAGAAATTTTTGTCGCCGCTGCTTTCAACGAAGCGTTCCAGGCATTGGATGCTAAAAGTTCTCAGGAAAAAGTCATTGTTCATCAAAGATTGTCTAAGGAAGATCAAGACCGTCTAAGAAAAAACTTTTGTATGTTCAGTCTTGACTTTTCAAAAGCCACTGACTGTTCATCTCATGCGTTTTGGCGGGCTCATCGCTCTCTTTCTGAACGAAAGATGTTGCGAGCAGCAGGAATAAAACCTTGCTCCCGCCCGTGCAACGGTTACGATGTCGTCTACAAAGACGTCGGAGGTAACCCGACAACGCACTTGAATCGTGGAGAAAAGTACGTGCATACTTGCGCTCCCCTCCTGTCTAACAATGACGACAAGCGTCATTCCGCATATAAGGAAAGACTGCGTAGAGAAAATCCTCGGAAGAAGAATGATGTGTACGAATTACACGTGAAAAAGGACTCGCAAGTTATCTGCAACCGTCGTTCTGAGAATTGTTCAATCAAAGCTGAAGTTCTTATTTTTCTGCATTCATCCTACGACATGTCTCTTGGAAACATCGCCGATGCCATGCACAGAGCCGACGCTCGTACTGCGTACGGTGTCTTTCACTTTAACCCTCGTGTTCTTTATGAGCAACGGGGAAAACTGCTGAATGGCATGTGTTTCGAAAAGAGGGTCGTTAATGGGCGAGTGAAGATAAGGTTTTGGTATGAGAATGACTGTCAGGAAGGATATGAGCACGATTACATACGATATGTTTCACTCATTCGCACTTTTCGAATTCAATCTTCATCCGAGAAACCGCGGTACTACAATGTTCAATTTGACACCACCGATGATGACACTGCCTTTTTTGTTATCAGACAGTCTATCAATGGAGACATTCCCGCTTCCAATTGTTTCAGGGTGTTCACTAATGAATCCCTTGAAGGAAAGATGTTGTTGTATACCTGGGAATGGAGTTCACTTAATAGTGGAACATTCAGCAGCAGTACTCTCGATCGTATGCGACCTGTTAGGTTGATTATTGAAGAGAAACTCTACAACAAAGGAATGGCTTTCGCTGCTACATTGCCTGATTCGAAATTGTCTGTGAAGAACATACTGATTGCTCTCACGAGTTTTAACAGTCGTGAAGTGATCAGTGGTCAAAATATTGGTGTGATTGAACCCGTCGACCCTTATACTGTGCGATTGCTTGCCGTTACTATCTTTATGCTTACTTATGTTCAAAATTATGAGGGAACGAAATGTTTGTCTAGTATGATGAAAGACGAAGATCGTATTCGTGATGAATCAGACTCTAGTTTCTTCTGTCGGCTGTTCAGAGTTAAGGTTCGTTTGCCTTGGAACCATCGTGTTCAGAAATTCAGAGGCCGAATGAACGAACTCAGGAGTGAAATTCAATCCTTCGAGGAAAAACTGACCACCGTAGAAGATCCCACTACGTCTAATCTGAAGAAAATGATCACAGAATTTAAGTCGTGGACTGACGTTGAACGTCGGTATGAGATTCACATAGAACATATGTGCAATTTTTTGACGATAGATCAAGAGTTGGATTGTTTGTGTCTTGATGCCACTCCTAGTGATAGGGGTTTCGTCTCACACAGTCCAATTACTGATATCATTGACACCGACAGTATACGAGAGGCCGCGTTGAATTCTTTTGAAAGTGTCAAAACCATTGATACCAGCTATGATTCCAGTTCATTGAAGACTTATCAGTGCGATGTCGATTTAGCGATCGTAAAAAACGATTCGAATGGACATTGTGTTTTTCAGTCTATGATTGACAGTGGAGTCGTCACTGATTTGAATGTTGAGCAGTTGCGTCTTAGATTGGCGCATAGTTCTTATATGGTCAATCTGCGACATGCATCGTTGCAACGTTCTCTCTTGAATTGTCTCGATGGATCTGAAAAGGGATTCGGTGATTTGGACACTTTTATTTTGTTTTCATTGGAGTTCCAGCAAGGAGTCTGCGTTCACGTTGATGGTCTTTGCAAGTCCTTCGGAGAAAACCTTTTTGTTCATTTTGAAATTAAAGATAGACATTGTTCGTTTTTGAAAATTCACCATAATTTTGACGCCATCCCTTCATATTCATTGCACGATGACTGTGAAGAGATTGAGTATGATTCATGCGCCAGGGATGCCATGTTTGATGCTTTCTTTAATTTGAAATCCCAGTTCCAATCGAACACGTCGTACAAGAAAAGATTGGCGCTCGCTAAGAAGAACTATTGTCCATTGAGTGAACTCGGTGACGGAAATTACGTCTGCCGTTCTGGATTGAAAACCGCTGAAATGTTCGCACGGTACTTCGATGATAATATCGCTTCCGCTGTAACCATTGGAGGTCCCGGTGGTGAGGCGCAATTCTTGTGTAATAAAGGAATCAGAACTTTTGGTATAACAAAAGTAGACTTGATCGACTTTTCAAGTGTGCTCTCAAACTACCATCACTTCACTCAGTTGAGAGGTGATAACTATGATGGTGATATCATGGTTATGTCGAATATCATTTCGTTTAGAGATGATGTGCGAGCGGTTTATCCGGAGGGTGTCGATTTCTTCGGTGGTGATGCGGCTACTGCATCCGATCATGAGACGAAAGTGGATTCGAAAGATATGGTTTCTCTCATATCTTGGGAGGTTGTATGCATGTCTGTCCTTCTTAGGAAGGGTGGTGATGCCTACTTCAAAATCTTTGATCTTCTTGAGCACGGGATGCCAGTGGTCATATTGGTTTTGAATAGAATTTTTGACAGTGTTCACATTGTCAAGCTCGAAACCAGTAGGTCCGCTTCCACCGAGCTACATGTTATCTGCAAGAATTTTCTCTTGGAAGATGATATTCCGTCCTTCGTTCACTCTAGATTGCTCGTTGATAAGTTCCCAGTTCCTAAGGGAATTGTCAACAATTGTCGACGCGCTCAAAAAATGTTCGATGCGTTCATCGTCAAAGGTCTCAACGAATATCGTATGGCTTTTAACACGATTGGGACACCCAATGAATTAATTAATCGTTTTCCGTCTTCAAAAATTGAAGGATACAGGAGCACACTGTGTCTGCCTACTCGCGTTTCTGCGGGGGGCATCGTCGACAAGGTGTGTCGAACGTTCCGTAGAATATACAATGTCGACGGTGACCGTGACTATGTCGCTGAATTGCGAAATTACAAGTACGTTGTCTCAGTCGAGAAACCAGAAAACACTGCTGAAGTCGAAAAACCAGCTTTAGCATTAGACTGGACTCCTGAGGAAGCGTTAGAAATCGCGGAAGATTACCGTCCATTGCGTTTTGAGAAATTTTTGAAAACGAGGAAACGAGTAGACCCTTTTTTGTTGTCCACTGAGAAGGATGGTTCATTCACTGTCATGGGGCAGACTGACCACACTGGAATTACAGCATACATTCCGAATTCCAATCACGTTTCTGTTGACTTCGGCGTTTCACGAAAGGTTTCACCACCCGTAGTTGAAGTATCCGAGAGTGTCGAGCATGTGCGCAAGGTGAACAAGGTCAGTTATCAGGATGCTATGCGTGAGTGTCTAGAACTTACCAAATGTACCTTGAACAGCCATGTCAGTAATCACTCACGGTTGCTGAAAAAGTTGAACCTTGTTCCTTTGAAGTCAACGTTCGTCAAAGAGGAAAACGGAGTGTATTCTTATTGCCAGTACGTGAAAGATGTCGGTGTGAAATTCTTGTTGGGTGCTCCCATTGGTGATCGCACTTTCAACAAGTTTTTCTATTCTGGAGGATTCCACTCTGTCAAAGATATGGATCGTGTGTTGAGTGATGGCGATAGGTTTCTGTACTCAGAGTATTGTGAGATAGCAATTGAACAAGAACTGATAGAAACTTATTCATCAATCAACATCAGTGATTTCAAATTGCCAGATGGCGTTGGTATCGTTCAGGCGGGTCCCGGATGTGGAAAGACCACCTTCGTTGTGAACAACTCCGTACCTCCCCACATGCCAGGTGCTACAAACGTGATCCTATCGACCATTGAAGGAAAGGATGACTTCATCAGGCGGATCGAGAAGAAGTATGGGGTTGTTCTCACTAAAGAACAACTCGTGCATATTCGTACAATGGCAAGTTTCCTTGTCAATCCAAGCAAAAACGCATATAGTGAAATGTTGATCATTGATGAAGCTCTCATGGCTCATCCTGGTCAGCTTTTCTTTGCCATTGCTATATCGAAGGCAAAAGAAGTGAAACTGCTCGGAGATTGTTTGCAAATTCCATATGTAAACAGAACTCCTGCATACACTACTAAATGCCATCGATTGATTGACTTTGTTCCTGTCATTGAAACCTTGTACATTTCCTATCGTTGTCCGTCCGATGTTGCTGCAAGACTGAATAAGAAATATCTCGTTCACAACAAGCCGAATGGTGTTAATTTCGGATTGCTGTCAACGCGTTATTGCATGAACTCCTGCAAAGTCATCAAGTTGTCTAATGATAACTTTCCGAAAGATCACGATGTGCAGTACTTGGTGTTCACACAGGCCGAAAAGCAAAAATTGGAGTTACATAAGTTGCGTGTCTCTACCGTTCATGAATATCAGGGGAAGGAGAGTAAAAGAATTCGAGTCGTCAGATTGAACCCGTTTCCACAAGACGAGATTTATAAACGTGAAAATTACGCTTTGGTCGCATTAACACGTCATACTGAATCACTTGAGTATTACACTCGAGTTACGTCTGACGCGTTGTCTCAGATGATCAAAGTGGACGGAATTTCTTGCCATGTCGCCATGACAGATGATGAGAACCGTAAGTGCGTTTATGTGAAGGCGGGTGTCATCGAGCACGAAGTGTTCAGAATCTCGAATAATTCTCCCAATCCCATGCTGGCTACTATTGCTGTCTCACCGACCAGCATATCCGCTGTGAAGGAACCCCGTTTGTTTTTCGTTCCGAGGTTTGGTCGTAAAGAAGATTGCAAGTTTAAACCACTAGTCATGAACGATGATTTCTCAATACAGACACGTAATGGAGTGACAAATATTTTTGTCGTATCGTCTGATACATTTACGCAGAAACACAATCTTAAGACTATCACTCGAAATTTGAAAGCGTTATCTCCTGTAATTTCGAAATTGAATCTTCCACGATTGTTCGTCGCTGGCGCTGTCGAAAAAGATATAGAAAGGTCTGCGGTCGGGCTGGTGTTTTATAAGAACATTCGCACGAAAGCAGTACTGTGTTCAACTGTTAATCAGTATGACGTGCCCAAGGAAGTGTTTGATCTGCTTGTGAAGAACGGAATTAATAACGCTCCGAATTCGACTTTTTCTTCTGTGATGTTCTCCGAATATGAAGCCCCCACAACTCACGAAATCAGAAGACCGTTCGACGTCACCTCTGCTCAATTCTTTATCACGAGCTTTTTCGGTGAATGTGTTTACGCTGAACAAGCTTACGATGCTTGGGATGTGCGGAACACAGACCTGAATATTGAAGTTGGAAGAATCAGGTTTAACCCTGTTCTATGTGTTCAACTAAATCGTGACTACGATATGATGCGGCCTTTACTAAAAACTCCGATGCCGTACATGAGAGACTATAACTGTCGTGAAATCATGCTGGCGTTGGAAAAAAGAAATCGTAACGTGCCCAATATGAACGGTGTTGTTGACTATGAAGAAGGGTCTTCCTTGATGTTGGATGCGCTTATTCGTGAATGTTTTGATGAGAATCTCTTGAGATTCCATCTGCGAGAGAAAATTGTCGTTTCGATGAATTCAGTCTACGAGTGGTTGTCGAAACAGCCTACTGGAACCAAAGAACTTATTGTACCGGATTTCGCATTACATCAGACTGCGTTGAATGCGTACACATTCTCTATTAAGAGAAAACCGAAACCAAACTTGACTGTTGATGCAACCAAAAGTTATCTGGCGTTGCAAACCATCGTCTATCACGAAAAACCCATTAATGCTATGTTCTGTTCCATTTTCCGTGAAATTAAACTCGGGTCACTTTGTCTCTTAAGAAACACGTCAAGATCTTTTGTGATATGTCAGCGGAAGATTTTGAAAAATGTGTTGAATAGAGACATACAACCGAGGTCGTTGTCTCCTTTTCTCGAGAAATTGGAAATAGATATAAGTAAGTATGACAAAAGTCAGAGGGAATTGGCACTCGAATTCGAATGCAAGTTGATGTCGTATTTCGGCGTCGACGCGGATATTGTTGAATTGTGGTTCAACGCTCACGTGTTGACCGAGGTATATGACAAAACTACCAAAATGAGAGCTCTTATCCCGTATCAGAGAAAATCAGGCGACGCGTCGACATTCATCGGAAACACGTTGTTTTTGATGGCCGTCGTGTGTGATCTGGTACCCGTATCTGAACTTGAGCTCGCATTGTTTTCAGGTGACGATTCTCTCTTATATGGTCATAACATGGACATGTATCGTGACTCACAACATTTTGGTTTGAAGTTTAATCTTGAGATTAAGTTTTTCTCTTTTGAAATGTCGTATTTTTGTTCAAAGTTTCTGTTAGTCGTCAATGATAAGTGGACGTTCACACCAGATCCGGTCAAGTTTATGACTAAGCTCGGTCGGCATGACCTAGTCAATCCTCTGCATGTTGAGGAGTACCGTATTTCATTCGTTGACACTGTCAGAAATTATCGTGACTACCACGTCTGTTCAAACGTTGCGAAAGCTTTAATTGAACGTTATGGAATTGTGACTGATCACACGTCCTTTTTGATGTCCCTTGACGACATGACCTCAAGTGAAAATTTTTCTCTGCTGTTCTATTCGTTGTCAGGTGATAAAATCGACTATTCTATCACGTTTAATAAAGACTTCTAATCTACGAGATTCGTTTATATAAGTTAAAATGAAATTCTTGGTTCTTCTTGTTTCTGTTGTTAATGCAGCGGTTTTTGTGAAGGACGTTACTCGTCAACTCGTCACTACACGAGAACGGTACGCCCTTTACCAAAATCTTTCACCTACTTTAGTAAAAATCGGGAATTATCAGATATCACCTTTTCACTCTGATCCCACCTGTATCAGCGTTTATCGTACTAACGATTGGTTCTTTGCTGGATGTGAACTTCCTTCACATTGTTTAGGGAAAACGATTTCAGTTGTTGATAAGAAATGGTATGGTCAGGAAACTGTCTTTTGTCATGCCACCTACCATCCCAAGCTCACTGAAACGTATGAATTCTTTAACATTGAATTCAAAACATCCGAAAGAAAAGTTAGACCTAGATCACCGGTGGAACTTTATGGAAAGGTGATAACTGAAATCGCAAAACTACGTCCAGTCTCCTTCTTCGAATATTTCATTGTTGCGAGGAACGAGTCTGGGTATGGGGTTGGTCCCAAAATTTGTATGGAGAAATTGAGAGACGGTACACAGCTGCCTAAGAATGTCCAACTTAGACATTCAGATGGAATGATGTGTGTTGATGAAGTTAATTACGATGATCATGATTGTCACCCTTTCATGTTCTCAACTGTGATGGAGATGATAATGTATTATGATTTCCCGATCGAATTCACAGACGTTCCCTTTTCACAAGGGTCGTACGCCGCTACTAATAATAAAGTGATCGGGGCTGATGCATACACTACTAATCATGCATCTGACTCACCATCACATGTCTTTGACAGAATCGGAGGATCGTTCATGGTTTCCTTCGTGAACATAACTTCTGATCAACCATTTTTCATCGTGAAAAACTCAAGGAATCTTAGAGTAACTCAGACAAATTGCTACGATTTCCACACACATTACAAATCTCCGTTCTCAAATATTCTTTCTACATTAAGTAAGTTTTTTCAGGATGAGCTTTTTGAACTCTTGAAATTCCTGAAGAAATTTTCCAAGTCTATCGCAGAGATACTCCTTTTTGTTGTTTCCGAACTGTTGTTAATGGTTGTCAACATCGTGCCTTATACAGGCGAGTTTTACACAGGTGCCTTCATCACGCTTGTGTTCTACTATACTACTTTTAACATTGGTGTTTCTATTACTGTTGGATTGTTCGCGTACTTTTTTAGAATCTATATTGATTCTCTTATATTTTAATGATGTATGTCGTCATTTTGATTTTTTCGCTTGCTATTACAAACAATTTGTCGTGGTATCCACTCATTTTGTGGTGTACCGCTATTCATAAGTTCATTGTAGAGGTGAAAAATCTAGATAGATTCTGTCATATATCTCAATATGAATACCAATCGCAATTCCAACAAGAATACGAAACAAAGTTCGGGGACGCGTGTTTCTGCCGCCCGCAACACCACACCGACGAAGGTTGTTGTGCGCAATGTGCCGAAGAAGACGGAGGCATCATCTTTCGATCTTAACAAGATCGTTTCTGATGTTTCTTCGACTTTTCTTAACGCGCTGAATCGCCCGATGGTCCTTCTATCCCTGGTGATGGTTGTTGCCCTTGTCTTCACTCATCAGAGTGATTTTTCATCAGGCGCGCTCGGTAAATACGTTGCTGAGCGTGCTGAAACCAACTCACTCGCAAAGTGGGTGCATGAAAACCAAACCAAGTTCCTTGGTTTGGCCATCTTCACTCCTGCCGTTCTCAACACTCCTGACAAAGTCAGAGTGGTTATCGGGTTGGCAACTCTTCTTTGGGTGATGTTGGTCCCACAAGCCTCCGTCGTGGAGTATGTCCTGCAAGCACTTGCGCTGCATTCATACTTCCGCGTGAAGCTACAACACTCACGGCTCTTCATTATGGCCGTGGTTGTTCTTTTGTACTTTATGGGTTATTTGACACTCGTGAAGTCACCCGGTTTTGATGCCGGAACAGTCAACAAAACGAATGCACGTTAAAATAACGACGTCGTTTTTCGAGAGACGTAGTCGCAGCCCTTCTGGTGAGATGAACTCTCGTGTTGACTGAAATGGAGACGTAGTCCTTGTCCTTCTGACAAGGGTGAACTCCATGAAATATTATTCCCCTTCTGGGTGGAGATGTAGAATGTGTTCCTTCAGAACCTTCGAACTCCGAAGTAGTCCCTTCTGGACGAACGTTTCGATTTGCCCGAGACGTGAAGTATGATCTTCGAATCCTTTAAATTAAAATCCTTTATTTGACTTCTTTTGTTCTTTTACCTGAATTGGC